GTTTCATACCCAGTGCTGTCAGGCCGCGATGCTCAAAGGGGTCGGTGCCGACGATTTGGCCGACCGCTACCTGAACCCGCATCCGGCGTGTCTGCAATACCGCCTAAAACCGCATCAGGGAGGGGTAGAAGCCACACACTGAACCGCCCCGCTACCTTGGCATACCCCAACCATTTTGAGCGCCTTAAACCGGCGCTGATTGAAATTGCGGAATTGCCGATGAGTGAACGCGGTGAAAATGGCTTTGGCTCAACGGGGGTTTAGGTATGAGTGAATCCAATCCGGGTTATTATTCGGCCATGAAAACCCAGCCGATTGAGGTGATTAAAGCCACACAATCCAGCGAACAGTACGGCGGATTTTTGCACGGGAACTGTGTAAAATACTTGCTGCGTTACCCGGTACATGGTGTGCCGGGGAAAGGCGGATTAGCCGACCTGAAAAAAGCCCGGCAGTATTTGGCCGGTTGATTGAATTGGAGGACGCCGCTTGACTGAAAAACCGATTGAACTGGCTCTGCCCCTGATCAAACGATTCGAGGGGTTTCAGGCCACACCTTACATTTGCCCGGCAGGAAAGCGCACGGTCGGTTATGGGCATGTTATTGAGCCGGGGGATGCCCTGACCTACCCCATGACGGAAAACGCGGCAGAAACGCTATTGCGGGCCGATATACAGCGGTTCGCCGATGACTTGTACGATCTGCTTCCTGACGCATCGCTGACGTTTCCCATGCGGGCGGCGCTGATTAGTTTGATGTTCAATATCGGCACTGGCGCATTTGCCAAAAGCACACTGCGAACCCTGATTAAAGGACACCTCTACGAAGCCGCGGCGAATGAATTTATGCGCTGGGACAAGGCCACGGTGAACGGCAAGAAAGTCGTATTGCCCGGCCTGACTACTCGTCGCGCCGCCGAACGCGCCCTCTACCTCCAAGACGGGATGCCGAAATGAGATTCAAATTTGGCCCGATTGACTTTACGCAACCGTCCACCTGGCGCGGCATTGCCGGGGGTGCTGCCGTGTTTGGTCTGAGTTTCAGCCCGGAACTCACCGAGCAGATTGCCATTGCCCTGGGCGCATTCCTGGCCGCCATTGAGCTATTTCGCAATGAACACCCGCCGACTCCGGTCAATATCCAGCTACCGCCCATTGAAATGGTCGCTCAATCCCTGGGAGTGGCTGCTGGCCCTGACTCTGTGGCTGATCGCCGTGCTGCTGATCAGCGGGTGCAGCAGCCCATGCGGACCCTCCATAACACCGACGAAGCCAGCGACGTGGACAGTCACGCCGGTTGGGGCAGTTGAGTCCGTAGGCATTCACTGTGAGTGGAGATTTCAATGATCGATGAATCTGTGGCAGCCCATGATCGGCGACTGGCAACCAACGTCGATATTCAGCGGATGGTCGATCAGAACCAGGGGATTTGTAACACGATCCAGAGTCTGGTCAGCACCGTCAACAATCACGAAACGCGGATTACGGTGCTGGAGGTGAAGCACTCGCTGTCCACCAAAGAGGTCGAAGAAATCAAAGACAACGGGGCGGAAACCTTGCGCGTTCTGGCGGAGCATACCCGGCAGGAAGATAAGGACCGGCAACGGCTGTTAGCCGCCGCGGTGACTACGCTACTGGCCGTGATCGGCGGTGTGGGTATGATCCTCGGTCAGCGGCTGCTGGGCGGGTAGGGATGACTCCCAAGCAGCAGGCCTTTGTCGAGCATTATGCCGCGTGTGGCAATGCGACCGAGGCTGCAAGGCTGGCGGGGTACTCGAAGCCGCATCCGCAAGGTGCAGAAAACCTACTAAAACCTACAGTTCAAGCCGCCCTTGCGGAACTGACAGCGAAGGTCGCGAGTGAGCGGATCGCCACGGCACAAGAGCGCCAAGAGTTTTGGACAGCGGTGATGCGGGCCGATGAAGGCTATGAAGCCGAAATGAAAGACCGGCTCAAAGCCAGCGAGATATTAGGCAGAGCGCAACAAGACTTTATCGAGAAGGTGGAAGTCACGCACAACGCCCCGCCCAACATCCAAATCAAAACGGTGCATGTCTATGTCCAACAATAGCGGCTGGCAAGACCTGGAAATCGCTCCCGCCTTTGCAACGGCGCTGGACACCCCGGCCCGCTACAAAGTCTGGTATGGCGGGCGGGGCAGCGGCAAAAGCTGGTGTGTCGCCCGACTCCTGATCGCGCTGGCCTATACCCGCCCCGTTCGTATTCTGTGCGCCCGTGAATTTCAGGTTTCGATTGCCGACTCCGTCCATCGGCTGCTGTCTGACCAAATCGCTACGCTGAATCTGGGCGACTTCTTCGCCATTACCAAGACCGCGATTAAAAGCCACTGTGGCGGAGAATTTATCTTCAAAGGGCTGCGCCACAACGTCAATGAGATTAAATCGCTGGAGGGGATTGACTACTGTTGGGTGGAAGAAGCGCAGCATGTCAGCAAAGACAGTTGGAGCGTCCTGATTCCCACCATTCGCAAAACCGGATCGGAAATCTGGGTTACGTTCAATCCTGATTTAGCCAGCGACGAAACCTATCAGCGCTTTGTGGTCAACCCGCCGCCCGATACCTTGGCGCAGTGCGTTAATTACGACCGCAACCCGTGGTTTTCCGACACCCTGTATGCCGAAATGGATTACTGTCGGCGGGTGGACGGCGATGCCTACCGCACGATTTGGCTCGGCGAACCTCGCGCTATTTCCAATGCGGTCGTCTTCAAAGGCAAATACCAGGTCGAGCGCTTTGATGCCCCGGAAGCCGCTCGGTTTTACTACGGCGCAGACTGGGGATTCAGCCAGGACCCGACCGTATTAGTCCGGTGTTTTGTCACCGAGCGGACCTTGTACATCGACTTTGAAGCGTGGGGAATCGGCATAGAGATTGACGCCACTCCGGCGCTGTTTGACCAGGTGCCTGAATCCCGGCGCTGGCCGATTAAAGCCGACAGCGCCCGCCCGGAAACGATTAGCGCCATTGCTCGCGCTGGATTCAATATCACGGCGGCGAAGAAATGGGCCGGCAGTGTGGAAGACGGCATTGCTTATTTACGCCAGTTTGAGCGCATCGTGGTTCACGAACGCTGTATCCACACCCTCGATGAGTTGGGGCGCTATAGCTACAAAACCGACCGCATTACCGGCGACATCCTGCCGGAATTGATCGACAAACATAACCATTGTATTGACGCCCTCCGCTATGCCCTAAGCGGACTGATCCAGGGTCAAGGCGTCGCCACCCACTATCCGCCCGCCTTACAACGCCCCACTCCCGTCCGCCAAGGCCGCTTCTAATGAACCTGCTCACTGCCCTGAATCGCTGGATCGCCCCGCCGAAAAAGGCGCTGACTCAGGAAGTTGCCCCGCCAACCGCCTGGAATCAGCCCGGCTGGCGCACCGTCTGGCGCGGCCAAATTGCGCGTGGCCTGACCCCGGCGAACTTGGCGCAAATCCTCGATTCTGCCAGTCAAGGCAACGCCCACGACTACCTGACGCTCGCTGAAGAAATGGAGGAGCGCGACCCGCACTATGCCAGCGTGCTCAGTACCCGCAAACGCGCCGTGATGGGCCTGGAGCGCAAGGTTGAAAGCCCGACCGACAAGCTGCGGGACCGCAAAATCACCGACGCGGTGCGTGACTTGATTGCCGACCCCGCGTTTGGGCGGTTGCTCCCGGCGCTGCTGGACGCCATGGGCAAGGGCTACAGCGCGGTTGAACTAGTCTGGAATACCGACGGCAGCCCCTGGACGCCCGCCTACCGCTGGCGCGATCCGCGCTGGTTCCTGCTCGACCGCGACGACGGCGCAACCTTGCGTATTATCGACACCGCCGACCCGGTGAACGGGCTGCCGTTGCCGCCCTGCCGCTTCATCGTCCACACCCCGCGCCTCAAGATGGGCCTGCCGATTCGCGGCGGACTGGCGCGGCTGGCGGCGATAGCCAGCCTGTGTCGGCATATCACGATGGAGTCGTGGCTGTCGTTCGCCGAATCCTATGGCTCACCGGTGCGGATTCTCCAAGCCGACGATCAACTGTTCAGCGCCGGGGCCAGTGCCGAACAACAGGCGATGCTGCAGAGCATTCAGGACAAGCTGCAGACGATGGTCGGGCAGGACGCCTATGCCGTGTTCCCGAAGTCCATGACCGCGACCTTGCAACAAGCTGCCACATCCGGCGCAGACGTGCATGAGCGGCTCTCTGACCACTTGCAAAAACTCATTTCCAAGGCCGTGCTGGGGCGCAGCGACGCCGCCGACAGCACCAGCGGCAAACTCGGCGGCGAAACCGCACAAAGCGAAGTGCGGCGCGATATTCTGGAATCGGACGCCGAGGAGCTGGCCGATTGCATCAACCAGCAACTGATCCGCCCCTTCGTGGATTTGAACTTTGGGCCACAGCCCGCCTATCCGGTCTTCCAGTTCCATTTCCCGGAAACGGAAGACCTAACCCTGCTGACCTTGGCCCTCGAAAAGCTGGTCCCGCTGGGCCTCAAGGTTGAACAGTCCATCATCCGCGACAAGTTTGGCCTGCCCGACCCGAAGGAAGGGGCTGAGCTGCTGGTCCCGAATACCGTCACGCCCGTCATTCCCGCGCCCGCATTCAACCGCGCCCTGAATCGCGCACTCCCCGCGCCCGCCGCGTCAGACCCCACCGCCCCGCTGGTCGAACGCCTGGGCAATGAAGCCGAACCGCTGCTACAGACCCTGCTCGATCCGGTGCGTAGCGCCTTGAATGCCAGCAGTGATTTGATGGATTTCCGCGAGCGGCTGCTGGACCTCTATCCCGACCTGGACGGCAAAGCCTTTGCCGACCTCATGGGGCAGGCGCTGGCTGTGGCGGAACTGGCCGGGTATTGGGAAGCGCAACCGCCCCCGGCCCGCAACCAGGCTGAACCGCCGCCACTGCACCTGACCGTCAACATCGCCGCCCAGACGCCGGGCAAGGTCATCAAAACCGCCAGCCGTCAACCGGATGGCTCCTACCGCATTGAGGAATCCGCCGATGGCCCTTGATACCCGTCTCTCCATCGCCGCCGTGAATGCCCAGGCCAGCGCCACCGGCGCATTGTGCGACAGCGGCTACCTGCGTCTGTACAGCGCCCCGCGCCCCGCCCTGGCCGATGACGCTGCCACCGGAACCCCGCTGGCCGAGCTGCGCTTTTCAGCCACCGC